AGGCTTTAGACGCTTCAAGGGTTTCTTTTGCTATCAGCCCCTGACCTGCACTTTGCTGCGCTGGGGGTTGCTGTTGAGTCGCTTGTTCTCCAATCATTTGAACTCCACCTTCCGGGATCGGTGGTGGTTGCGTTAATTCTTGGAAGCTAGGTTGGCGAGTTGCAGACGCTTCTGGGGGGAGTTCAGGAAGCACATCGCCATTTCCATAGATAGCCCTGTCAATAGCCTCTTGATCAAATTGATTATATTTGGGCGGTTCAATTTTACGACCCTGACTGTCAAGCACCTCTCCGCTTTCGCCTATCAAGCGTCCACTCTTTATCTTGGTGTATCTAGTGGTGTTTCCGGCTTCGTCTTCAAAAATCTGGACCAATGGTTGACCCTTGTCGTCTTTTACTGGCTTGGATAATTCTTCTGCTTCAGCGATTGACTTTGCCAACTGGGCAGTGTAACTCTTCACGGTATCCCCCGCCTTGGGGTTGCCGCTGACGAGAGCGTCTTGGATGCCTGCAACGACTGGGTTGACTACGTTTGATGGAAGGTTGAGCCTATACGCTTGTTCCATCAGGTTGTTCATGTTCAGCAGGTCTGCCCCGGCAGTGCCGGGAGCGGTAGCCAGAGCAGGTTCGCCTTCTGGTAGCGGCTCCATCGGAGTGGCATTTTGCGCCGCCCCACTTCCACCTCCATAGCCACCGCCCCCACCACCGCCGCGATAGCCTCCACCAAAGTAACTTGGCATCATTCCAAGTTGACGTTCTTGAACCGAAACCGCTCGCGCACTTGTGTTTTGCTTGAGCAAATCTTGAATGCTTGCTCCAAGTTGACCACGGACATCGACCGGGGTGTTCTCGTCTTTAAGGGTGGAAATCAGACTGTCGTAGTAACCTACTTGCGACGGGTCCATGATCTTTGCCGCTTCCGCGATCTTGATCCCCATCGTTGCCATGTTCTTGCTTTCTTTTTGCTTCTTGAAGTAGTCAGCAACCTGAGCTACACCTCCAGCAACACCTTGTGCGCCAGCCATAGCCAGCCCACGCGCAGCCTCAACCGACCCAGCGTAATCTGGCGATTGATATGGAATTGTTCTTACGTCTCCTCCGAATAGTGCCATAATTTTAATTGTTAGCTGACTTGTTAATACCCAGATGTACGAGCAGACACGTTTTGTCCAGAGGCTTGAATTGAGCCCCCACCTCCTCCAAAATTAAATCCTCCGTAATTGCTATTGGCATATGATTGACCAAGTGAACCAATACTACTTCCAAGACTGCTCCACATCTGAGCTTTCGCTTGTTGGTTTGCAGCGTTGATTTGGTAATTTGCTTGGTTCGCTTGGTTTTGAGCTCCAGCTTGTTGTTGTGCCATACTCAGTGGCATGTTGAAATCAAACCCACCAGCCGCTTCAGGACCAAGAGTCAATGCAGTGCGGAGATCTTGTTGACCAGCACCATACGACAACGGAGCCGTGCGGAGAGCTTGTAGTCCCGGATTGGTATAGAACTCGCCAGCTTGAGAGTAAGATCGTTGTCCAGCTTGAGCGGCTTCGGCTCGTTTGCGGGCCATGACGTCCTCACGTCCCATTGCCTCGCTGACAATGCCCAGATTGCCACCAAGTCGTCCAGATGCTTGGAAAGTCTCACGCGCTTGTTGTTCGTATCCTCGGCGTTCTTCTGGAGTCACCCCTTGCGCGGAGGCTCTAGCTCGTTCGGCTTCTTGAGCAGACGCTTGAACTGCGGCCGCCTGTTCTGGCGAAAGCGCTTGCATCAAACCTCGCGTCAGTCCAGCCTGACCAGACATTTGACCAAGTTCTTCAGCTCGAAGTTGTTCTAAGGTCTTCCCGGCTTGCTGTGATGTGCTTAGTTGGAGTCCCTGAAATCCAGGTTGGCCTTCAACACCACCAAGGAATTGTCCCGTTTGGCCAAACATTTGCCCCATAAGCTGAGGTCCAAAACGCTCTTGAAGATTCAGAAATCCCGGGATATTCTGATCGTAGTAATTAAGAAGCCCTGTTGCCTGACGGCCAGCTAGATTTGTTCCCTGCTTGTTTAACGCAAAAATATCAACTGGTTTAGGGGCTTTTCCTCCAGCCTTTGCTGCTTTATTTGCTCCATACGCGGATACAGCTCCACCTACAACAGTTGTTCCTATTGCTACCCAAGCCATTAACTTAACTCACCTCCAGAGTTTTTTGTGTTATTTTCTTTCAAATGCTTCATAAGACTTTCTTCTTCTTGGTTGTATTTATTTTTCTCCCAAGAACTAATCCTTGGGTCATCTTTGTCAAAAAGCGGGTTTTTATTTGGATACGTCAAGTAATCAATCATCTTGTCAGGGTCACTGATGTTTTCTGGGTTTGCATGGAATGTTATCCATGTCGTGTCCTCGTAAATATAAAGAACTCTTTTTGTTCCGGCCTCAGTAATGCCAACAACTGGAGCTTCATATTCGACCACTCCGGTTTGATCCATTACTCGTAATTTCCCAGATTCAATTACAAATGGATGCCTTGTTTTGTGCTGCATACTTGTAAGTAATGATCCAGCGGGCATGAATATCCTTCTGAGATACATACCGGGAAGAAATAGGTGTTCCGTAGGAAAATATCCATCTGGCATTTGAGCAAGCTGATACTCAAGTCGTTCAACGTCAGAAGCAGAGGCGATCTCTTCAGCAGATGGAACTTTAGAAACGAACAATTCTTGCTTGTCGCTTGCTTCTTCTGTTTCTTCTGATTGGCTATCCATATATCTTTATTGCTTCTCCTAAGTTTGCATTCATTAGGAACAATCAATCATCCAAAAAATACAAGCTGAACATCTGAGCTGTTGGCCAACTGACTATCAGCGTATGTATAGAATCTAAAGCTACTTGCTGTTTGAGGAATAGAGAAAATGGCTTGAATAGTAACATTCGCACTATCTGTTGGCTCGTATGCACGCTGACCAACAGCGGAATAGTTTGCGGATGGCAATTCCGTTGAGAATGTCACAGTATAGTCTCCAGCGCCGTTCTTTAATACGCTTGCCACATTGCCACTTCCAAGAATTTGTCGATTGGTATTGCTTGCATCTGTGGTTCCAGAAGTATTTTTATTACCATTAAAACGAACCCATGCTCGCGCCCCATAAATCGGAGCGGTTCCGGTTTGCGCTCCGTCGAGCTTCGCCGCCGTCACGTTGGCATTCAGTATCTTAGCCGTGGTAACAACATCGGCATCAAGCGTGGCGACCCCACTAGCAACTGTAAACGCTCCGAAGTCAGAGTCTGAGAGCTTGGCTGGAGTGACGTTTGCATCTTTGATCGAGATTGCTAGGACAGAATCTGCTGCCATCTCACTCGACGTAATTCCTTGTGTGCGCACCTTCAACTGGCCGGATGGCAATACGACTTCAAGTGTAGTCCCGAAGATAGCATCAGTCGTCATTGTCGTTTGATCAATGATATTATTCATCTTCGCGCTAGTGATTGTGTCAGTAGCTGTGAAAGTGTAAGTTGTATTGACTGCGCCCATGCTTTATTTCTGTGAAATGATTTGTCTATTCGTCACTGACCCAGCAACTTTTACTGAATTGATCTTGGGTGATCCGATAGTTCTTGTCAAGATCATAGTTCCAGTGTAACCACGAATTCCGGCTAGTCTGCACCTAATACTTGCCGTCTCAGCTTCATTCGGAGTGCTTGGAGCAAGAACTTCTCCACCAAGGAGCTGGGTAGTTGTCCCAATCTCAGATGCGTTGTCTGGATCTTCGGCCGCGAAGGAAATAAGATACTCTCCAGAGTCACCAGCAAGGTTTTGCATGATGATTTGAGCATCTGTGAACCTTTTACGCTCCATGCTACCTAAATCATATCCCCGAGTCGTAAGCGACGAGTTGATTGTTGGCGTTACAAGTGATCCCCCCACGTTTGACACGTTAAATCGATCAACTGAACTATCAACAGCATCAATTTGATGCAAGCCGCCATTGCCAGTCACGGCATAAAGCTCGTTTCTAATACCGGCGCCACCAGTAATGAAGTTTTTAATCAAGAATCGCGAATCACCATAGGTATCAAGCGACTCCCAACCACTATTCTTAAAGTTATACACCAAGATTGAGTTGTTTCCAGCCGCGTCATTGGCTCCAATGGCAGAATCTAGGGCAACAGCAAGGTAGTATCGGTTGTCAAACAGGATTCCTACCGCATCTTCCGCGTAATTCTTGTTGATCCGGTCGATGTATGGCTGAATGTCCCGAGAAAGAGGCTCTTCAGAACCACGAAGGTTGTAATCATTGAGGAATTCAATGGAATACACACCATCGTCTGACAGGAACATCATCATGTTGCCACGCATGACAACAGATTTGCGTGCTAAACACCCAACTTCGGACGTAAGCTCTTTAACGGTAACGTCAAGAAGGCTTCCTTGAGTCCCTCTCACTAAATGAAGGCTATTTCTATTCAGGACAACAAGTCCATCGTCATAGAAGCCGTGCATTCCAACAACAAAATCCGCTGTTCCACCACTAATGCGGAACTGGTTCTCAATCTGGTCGAATGTCGTCGTATCAAGAATGTCCGATACGGCAATCTCGTCTGTGATCTTTCTGCTGGTGTAGGTTACATCATTGTAATCGCCAGACTGGTTGTAGTAATATGGAACCCACAGGCGTCGTTGGAAATGGATACCCCAAGGTGCACCCGGCTGATGCATGAATCCACCACCGACGCTAAATCGACCACCGAATTCAAACGTATCAGATGTAGTGTTAGTGTTGTAATTACCCACTGGAGCATACCACTTAATTGAGGTAGTTGTCGCAGTTACAACTTGGTATTCTTTGCCGACCATTTCGGCAAAATCAGGAGTTGTTGCTTGGCGAACAATAATAATGTCTCCACTCTTAACTGTGACATTACCAGCTACCGTTGCAGTTACTAAACCACTCACCACATCCACATCTCTTTCCGTGATGTTAAATGTTTGAGGCTGAGTGTAAGCTCCGCCCGGAGAAAGCGTGAACCCGTCAGTGGCAGTGGCTACACTTACTCCAAACGCAAGGTTCTGGCTGGTGGTAAACACATAGGTGAACGTGTCCTGATCGACTACTGATTCGACCGCAAACGTCCCATTTGCAGGAGTTCCACCAGTAAGGCCAGCAATTGTGATTGAAGTCCCAGCAACTAATCCATGTTCACGGACGTTCATTGTGACGGTGGTTCCTGATTGAGAGGCAGATAGAACCGGCCTTCCATTTGGATACCACTCAAATGCTTGTTGCCCATCACGGAATAGCATCACCTTGTCGAACACTTGAATCATCTCAGTGTCGCCACCAAGCGATTGCCCGGATGGATACGGAATGTCAGTGACGGAAAACGTAGCCAAGTCAATCTTCTTAGCAACCGTGTCCATTGCCACAATTACGTATTCCTTGTTGCTCGTATTCGGATCACTAAACAAGCACGAAGCCCTTACGTTGGCATTGGCATTGTCGTTAATAGGTATCTGCGA